TTACTAACATTTGGATTTCCTCCCTCTTTCTTATCGGAAGTCCTTTACATACATCACTTATTTCAACCGGAAGTGACTCCAACGCACTTTCATATTCTTCTGCCGATTTCAGACCAAGATATTCAGTTTCTCCGTTACATCCTATGGACACTACGGATATCTCATACAGAATGACTTCCTTTACAACCAAGCAATCACGTTCCCTGTCATATTCACATTTTTCCCATACATAACTATAACCTATAGAGAACTGGTTCAAAGTGCCACTTTCAAGCTGCTTCAACGCTTGATTTCCTCTTTCCACATCATCAATAGACGCTTCAAAGTAAAGCCCTTTCTCATCTTCTTGCAGAAGCGTAATGCGTCCTATAGGCTCATGCATGTCATGCATCCACAACATGATAATCTTATCATTAGCAGAACTTCCCGGGCCTCTCTCCTGTATGCTTTTTGAAAAACAACCTTTCAGGAGCATGTCACCGGACTTATCAATGTTATTGAAAACCGCAGCATAGCCACTGATAGTTCTGCTGCCAGAATCATATTGTATCTCCTTTGCATAAAAAGCTAAGGATTTATACTGCTTCCCCAGCCTGTTTTTGTATTTGCTTGTCTCCATCATTATTTATTTCACTTTTAAATTCTCCCTTAGGATTATCAGGATCAATATCTGTAAAATTGGACATTTCGGTTCTTGCCTCTTCAAAAGTAATCAGCCGATTGTTATACAATGAAGCTACAGCATTAGAGGCTGTAGACAAGGCATCCGCCAATTCTTTCATATCCTTTTGAAGGCAAGGGACATGAGTGAAGTCCATTTTGATTATTGCCCTGTCCTTACATATAGCATTAGTCAGAGCCTCTGTTATAGATTCACTGTCAGGTATAATAAGGTCCTGATATGCCGCTTTCTTTGCTTGAGAAGAGTTATCATAAGTACTTCCTTGTATAATCAGATTGGGGTCAAAGCCTATCGTCTGAGCTATCGCTTCCAAACACGCCTTATCCTCCTCATGAAGCTTCAATTGGTCTGTATTTGACCCCAATGTAATCCACCCTAGTTTCTTAGGAGTCACCATGATTTCATACAACTTATGCACTATACCATATTTCATTTTGAAATCATCCTGCAATTTCTTGGATTCAGACGGAGTAATAGCTGCATTCCCTACGTCAGTCGTATCATTTCCGTATAGTATCCCTTTCGGGCCTCCATTAACAATAAGGTTTCCTCTCCCTATCAGTTGAGCCATATAGTTTCGAGCATGAGTAGATAATACGTCCACAGGGGAGTGGAAGGTAATTATCCCTCCATTATTACTTGGAATATCCATTATCGAATCGTATATGACAAAATACTCCTCATCACCAAGTTCTATATTCTCATTTCCCCAACGTATATATACCCTTTTAGAAATTGAAGAAAGTTCTGTTTGAGTAAATGGGCTCTTACCAAGAGACTCCATGTAGAATAATTCGGGAGGTATTACCATCATGGATTTAGGAAGGTCGGATTTTAAAGCTCTTAATGTATAAATAGGGCAAAAACCGAAACACTTCAAAGATATCTCAACCTGCTTTATGAAAGAACGCCCACTCTGTATCACATTCGGACGATTCAGAAGAGTCACAATGTCTTTGAAACTCCTCTTCTCGTTTCCGTTAATATCCGTCACATAATACCGCCCATTCTGCATCATTCTTCCGCAATGATCTAGAACCATTGCAAACGGCCAACATTCATGTAAGGCTCTTGATTTCCCTTTAACGGTCGACATGTCAAAATCTATATTTCCTCTATTACCAGAAAACAGATTTTCCACCCATTTAGGAACATAAATAAAATTACCACCATCATCTTTACCATGATAAGTAGCATCACTATACATATCCTTATTCGACTTCTTTAAAGAAGGTATCTTAAACCATTGTTTCATTGTTCAACAATAAAGGCAACCGCCGTTATAATACAGCAATTGCCTCCACAGTGATCACGTTCTAAAAGTGGGTATGGTGTAACTTCACACCATGAAGGCTATTGCCTGCTACAAAGGAACAAATTAATTTATTCATTAACAAACAATTTAAATATTATTTTTGTTTAATCTAAATTAAAATAACAGATTATACAACATATATTTTATTAACCTTTTTCCCATGTGGATACAACCTGTTTGATATCTTCGCTATTGTCTTCTTGGGAAAATGGGATAGAGAGTAGGGCGTGGATTGAACGGCTGCTGTGCTTTTTGCTGGCGGCTGTTCTTTTTTTATCTAAATGTTAAATATTACACAATGCAAGAAAATATATTGTGATTTGTTTTGCTATTACATCACAATATAGTATATTTGCATTGTGATAATAAAACAACAAGTAATAACAAACAAAACATACAATTATGAAAAGTTACACATATCAAGAAATAGTAGATAGATTTGGGAAAGAAATAGCAGATAAGGCAATATCAACTGGTGCAGAGCCTACAAGCTGTGTAGTTGATCCGCTACATGAAGGTCTAAGTCTGTGGGCTGAAGCCCCTATAGAGATTGATGGCTATAGGATACGCGCATATTACTACTTGACAGAAGAGGATGAACAGAATTTAGATTTTTTTGATTGGGAAGAGAAGGCAGAATTTGAGGTTGAAGAAACTTTTTGGTAATAAATATAAAGCTGGTGACAACAGATCAATTCAGTATCAAGAATATGAAAACTTTCAATTCATTAGATGCAGATTTTCGCAGAGCATTCAAACAGGCAGCAAAGCAAGGTATAGTTAAATTCACGGTTGAAGGAATTAAAGACGATCCCGATTCGATTTATCCAATGTTTGAAGTATCGAACAATCACGTTACTTACTATTCCGTGCAGAGACAAGAGAGTGTTTGTATAACTGACATGAAGATAAAGGCTGTTATCTACTAATTAGCATGAAGGACAAACAATTATGACACAAGAAGATATTGATAACGGAGTAATAAGGGAATAAAAAACAGAGGCGGATTTCTCCGCCTCTTCACTATACAGTGAGCTGTATAGAAAATACTAATTTGTGAGCAAATCACAATGACATTTCTAATGTCGTTTCAATCCACGCACCGAAGTGCGACTAACATCGTTGATGTTCGATGCAAAGGTGCAACTTTTTGAAATAACGAGCAATAAATTATAAATGTTATAAAACATATTAATTATGGCAAGAAGACGATCTATTACTCTAGATCAAGAGTCTAGGGTATTGTCCCTATATAAGGACGGGATGGCTATCAAGGAGATAATGAAGGAAACAGATATAAAGTCTGAGCAAACGATATATAGGATATTGGACAGCAATGATGTGCCAAGACGTCCCAAGGTTAGAGGTGTAAGAAAAATATTTGTCACGATAGAGGAGGATGTAGCTGCTATCTTGGATAAGGAGCAATCGGTATCATTATATGTCAATGAGGCTATAAGATTCTATCACGGTAACCGGCATTAATTGCCGGTTATCTATTTCTTAAAACTATATTTAAAATCACGTTTTGAATCGTGTTGTTTAGATAAATTAAAGTCATATCATTTCGCAATACCCTAAAAATACCCATACTTTTTGTATAACACCCGATGTTTTTTTATCAAAGCTTTGATATATCTTAAAAATATACCAATTATATATTATATTTTTTCGACACGTAATAAGCCAAGGATGCGACAGAATAAATTGCTGCGCAATCATCTGAACCATTATAATCCAATATCCCATCCATAAACTCATTGTATTGCGGGATCTCATCATAGTCAGAACGAAACATCACATTATTTTTGATAAAATCCAGAAAAGCAGATACCCTAGCATCTGTTCCCATATTTTTATGCATAATTCTGACATCGTATCTATCCCTTAAGCCCCGTGCTATGGGGAAATAATTTTTCTCACTTTCAAACAATACTTCCACAGGAGATATGCCCTCTAAAAATGACAGGAGAACAGTCTCATCAAATGATCCTGTATATGTCACATTATCTATATATATTCCCTCATTTACATAGCACGAAACGATAATGAACTTTCCGGCATATTCGGGAAGAACATATACAAGTCTTGTCCCCTGAATATTTTTAGACATGTCAAAATATCTCATATCTTTATTTTCCTGTTTAATTTTACTTCGTTTCCTTTTCAAGGAGAAACGAGTATATTCATCCTTGAATACCCATACGGTAATATATCGCAGACAATCCACCAAGTGACCGTATCTCTCATAAGACTGTCCTGTAATCTTATCCTTTATTCTTTTTTTCAGCACCCCTCCATTAACGTCCTTCTTGGCATTGTTATAATCAACTATCGAGTTTTTACATCCATCATCTACCGAGAATGACATTCCCGAGCCTCCATCGAGCATGTAGTTTACAAATTCACCTGACATCGGTACGGACGGGTTAGAAGCCGGTATCCTCTCCTCAACATGGTAATCGCTTTCCAGCCCTTCCACGAACTTATCAAGAAACGATCTCTTCTCTTCGTCTATAGTGTTCCCGTTTCTTGTCGAAGCATCTCCGTACAGATACAGCATATCATTATACTTTATTGATTTCAGGTAATCTACCGCCATTTTTGAAGCCTGTGTTACCGTGTTGAACGGATCACTGGCGCATATCTCGTTAAACTGCCTTATACTACTTCCATCCACTTGGAAAAATGATATTGAAATATAAGGGAGCACATTGTTATCAATTGATATATGAACCGGCATCCCTTTAATGTAGTGTGTCGTTTTTATGTGTTTGTTTGAATCAAATGCATACAGGAACTCTCCTCCTGTCTTAATGCTTCCCCATTCTCCCAATGCGTATACCCTGTAGTAATTATAATCATGATCCTTGTACCATTGGTAATTAGATATTGTCTGCCTGTCATAATATCCATACTTCCCGTCCGGAGAACCTACTACCCAGAAGTTGTTCTTATACGAAGAATGCAGCTCTACCGTATCCGATGGATATCTTTCCATTTTTCCCGTACGCTCATTAGCTATCATTCTAGATTTATTATATCTCTTTCCTAGTATCCGGCTATAATCTTTAGGTAATAAACTCCTTTTTATCGGATATTTTACTTTCCCGTACAAATCATTCGGATGCTCATCCCACTCGTATGTATCAAGAATCTTGGTTTTTATCCACGAGTCCTCTGATACTGGATTAAAGTTGCATATAATCTGTAGGCCCTCCTTTCCTCGTAGGCGGAAACGTATCTGTGTGAAATCCTCATATTCAAACTCAGTGGCCTCCTCCATCACTATCCAGCGATATCCTGTGATAGACTTTATCTTCTCGGGATCGTCCAATCCTGTAAAATCGATTTTGCAACCATTTATACAGGTTATGTTATTTTCCTTTGGAGCGAAAAACTGACTCAATTGAAGAGCTTTCATTTGGGTCTTAAACTCTTCATATACCGTATTCTTAAGACTGGCTCCAACTTTTCTCACAACGAGAGCCGAACCTTCTCCGGAGAATACAGACAACAACACGGATTGTGTCGTAGATACAGATTTCCCTGATGAAGAACCACCTCTGTTTATAATATACCGGATATCCTTGTCATGCATCGCCTCACGGATATGCCAAAACAGGGGATTAAACAATTTATACGAAAATACCATCTCTATCATTACTCATCCCCAATTATCATGCGAACATTGGTACTGACATCACTTTTTACTGGAGCATCCCATCCAAGCATCTTGCTTATCTGTGTAATGGCGGCTATTTTGCTGTATAGCCGTATCTCTACTCCATATTGAGTGTTCTTAATCGATTGGATGCAACAACGGACTGGTTTTGGTATATCATCAAGAGAACGGACAATAAACGTATCTTTACTTTTTAATTGAAGATCTATAGGGTCTACATTTACCACATTTGTAAGAAAACGCAATGCATCTTCCTTCTTCATGTCAGACTTTTTTAATATATCAGCCTGTAATTCATTTACACGGGATGCGACAGATGGGTTTCTCAGTAATTCAAATGCACGCTTACTAACGACCCCATCCTTCCATCCAATACTATTAGGGTAAGCTTTCCGATATGCATCTGTAGCATTACCCGTTTCCATATAATAATGGCAGAAATTTTCTCTATTTGCTACGAGTTTTTTTCCCATAAAAGTCTTTTCGTCCGAAGAACGTACCGTGCCCCTTTACACGGAAACATTATAATTCAAAATTACAAAAAATCTGAATAAAAACAAAACCTGTCATTTAATTTCTGTTCTTAAAAATAGCGTAGATATATATATTAACATTTTAGGAATCAACTATGAGAGTTTATTCCCCTTTTTAAATTTATTCAAAAAACATATATCTCTTGTAAAATTCTCCCCGATTGATTTCTTACTTTCAATAATTTGCTCTACAAGCGTTATGCACTCCTTCCTTATCTCTTCGGTTTCGTTATAACCGCAAGCCTTATCGACTAGTCTTTCGATGTTTGACTTGGTATTAGAAAGTTGTTGACAGAGCATTTTCAAACGCCAGTAACAGAAATCAATTGTGGCTATGTGCTCAATTCTTTCCATTTCTCTTAATCGTTTCAATACATTCCTTTAACCCATCATCAAAACCATGCTTGTATCCCTTAGCGTATTCTCCAATGTTATACACCGCCATTGCAAATACAAACAGGATGATACCTAAAGCCTTATGCCAACCGGGGAACGAGATGGAAAACGGCTTAAATGTAATTGTGAGATCTCCAACCCATAATAGGGCGATAATAAATATAATTGTAAATATAATTGTTTTCATAATCATATAAGTTTTAATGCTTCCTGTAATCCTGCTTCCAGTGCTTCCTCGTAGGTATTATAACGGATAATAGGCCTGTCAGACAATCCTATCAAGTCATGTCTCGGAATTGTCAGTATATCATACGTCCAATAGTTTTCATACATATAGGATATTTCGATATGCAGGTTCTTGGTTTCACGTAACCACTTCTGGGCAACGGATTGCGGAGGAAATTCTATATCTGTAAACATCCCTTTCTCTTTCAGCATCTTTGCTGTTTCCAATGTTACAAGTTCTTCGGTCATGGTTATTCTCCTTTACACTCTTTACACTCTTCACAATGTAATTTATAAGCATGGGCAAACATTTTCAATGTAACAGGGTCAAAGTGAAAATCTGCCTGTTTGTCTTCTATGACAACTGAAACACATAATTGGCCGTCGCAAAAGTCAATATATGCCTCACCACCTCCATCCCCTCTAATGGAAAAGGTTTGTGTCTGTACACTATCCATGATTCTCCTCCTTTAGTCTTTTAATTAGGGCATCAGCGCAATTAAGCGAATATTTAGCTACTGCCTCAGAATTAATACCATTCTCGTTTGCTATAACAACTTTAATAATGTCTTTTGCCAATTCGTACCTACGTTGTTCCCAATCAATGTTTTCACTAAAGAAATTAAGTTCTGACACCTTGATATACATGTTTCCCACCAATGCAGTACCATCATCATATAAATCCTTAATCTCTACAATTTCTCCAGTTGCTTTTATTGTTGCTTTCATAATTTATTCTCTTTAAGATTTACCTCAATTGAATATTTGTCAGTTAGCTCGGTTTTTATTGCCTCCTTACATAAAGTCCATAACATGTTATAGCCTCCTTGACGTTTTATTTCATCGGAAACCATACATCGAATCCAGTTGTCCAGAGAAACATCATTTCCATAAGTATTATGGAAAACTCGTTTAACCTCCTCTCTAATGATAGGAATCATTATCTCCCTTATATCCTCTTTAGTCAACTTTAGTTCGTTGTGGATATAGTTCTTTACTTCTCTGTATCTATATTTACTCATAATAATTATCCAATAAGTTTACGTTCTTGTTTATTCCTCCTCCGTTATTATACATCCTAATAACACACCTAGATATTTCATTCCAAGTTCGGAAACATGGTACACAATTTGTTTTTCTATATCTAACAATCTTCTATTCGCATAACCAATAAACACCAACTCTTCCCAATCATCATCAGGATGATTAACAATATACCAGTTACGATAAACCTTGTATCTATTTCTTTTTATTTTACCACGCTCAAACCCTATAGCGTGTTCCATTTTTTCTATCTGTCTTAATGATAATTTTACATCATCCATAACACTAATGTATTAATTCGGACAATACCTTCTTTACAAGTTCATAGCGTGATAATTGCCAATCTTTCGCAATATCATCTATTTTATCATCATAATGATTGTCATAAACATACTGATTCAAGTTGTCAATAAACCCATCACCGTCAAGACCTTCATCACAATCATCAAACATGTTAAGTTCATAGGCTAATTGGGAGCAATCACAGTGACTAACCCAATCATAAACACGATCATCACAAACATTGGTCTGTCTGTTATATTTTTCTCCAATGTGTATTACTTCACCGCAAAATTCACATCTATGCTCTTTGCGAGCGATAGGAGTTTTATTTCTTAATACTTTTATCATTTTAATTCATTAATTAAAGCATCAGCACAAACAATTGCAAACTTGGCAATGCCTTTAGGTATGTACTTCTCATAATTTTCTTCAGAACAAGCATAATGTGATTGATTGATATCACTTAAAATCCCTTGCATTGCGGATTTAGCTAGTTCGTATCTACGCTGTTCCCAGTCAATAGCTGAATTTCCAAGATTTAAAAAGTCAAGTTCACACTCTCT